TCGTCTGATATTTTAAGATTAGTCTCCCATTTGACTAAGAAATCTCGTTCGTCAATCTTTTTACCGCCAATGGTATCAAGCATCGCAACCTGCCAAGGAAGGTTTTGGCAAAAATTAAGGCAAAGGTTCAAAGTTTCGCAATCAATAAAAACAAGCTTTTTAGACTTATCAAATCTTAGCAATTCATTTTCCATATTTTTCCTTAAATGATTCGGCGCAGAATTCGTTTGAAGAGCAATGCTCTAGATTGGGTTTGCTTAACGTGGTTCTTTCTGAGATGCATCTGAATGTAAGGTAAGCCAAAAAGTCTTCCTTGTTTTCATAGTAGATAGACTGTGTTTTGATTGCCATTTGCTTGTCTGCGACGGTTTCTTCGACTTTCGATTTAAGAATTTCATCAAATGGTAAATTATTATCTTCTATAAAATAAATAGGTTTGCAAAAACTAAAATCAGGAATGCAAACGCTATAAGTTAAATTATTCTTATAGACATACGAATCGTAAAACGGAATGCAAAGCAAAAGATTTTCATTATTCCATAATTCCTTAAGGGTTTTGCAGTCTATTCTTGGATAATAATAGAATCCGTTTGTACTTGCTACAGTAGATATCTTTATAAGATTCTGATAACCTTCAGTTTTGGAAATAAAGATTATTACTTTATGTTCTTTTTCTCTAGATTCAGCGGTCTTGTTGTCGATATCATCACATACTGTTAAACGCAAACCAAATCTTAAGTTTATTTTTGCGTCTTCGCAGGACTTGTAAGCCTCTAGCAATCCAGAGATAGAGTCGTCAACAAGATGAACTTTATCTAAATTAAGCTTTTTGGCTATGTCAACGATAGAGCTAGGCTCGTCTGGATCGCTAGACCCTGCCTTAGACAGGGTAAGCACAGATTTGCCAAGGCTATAATGAGATTTAAATAAAGGGACAGCCGAGTACACGGTTAAGTGTTCCGATCTTAACAAAAAAGTCAATCAGAAAGTCAAGCTATCTTTGGCCCAGAATGGGCAGCCTTTGTATTCTTTTTTATGTATTAATTTTACCTTGGGGTCTTCCACCAACAATTTTTTATCGAATGAAGATCTAATGAATTTATCTTTCTCGTCGTAGCCTATATAAAATATTGCTGACATCCTAGATGGGCAAATCCATTTTCCTGGGACATCACTACCGCACATCCATTTTTTCTTTAAAGATTTAGCCGCAAGATTTTCTATAGCTTTCTTTTCGTCAAAAGAAGACATGTATCCAGCTATATAACTTAAATAAGACTTAAATCCTTCTAGCTGTTCTTGCGTTGGCGTAGGCGCTTCTTGAATAGGTTGTTTTTTAAATTTTAAAAATATAAAGGATACGGTTGGAATGTATCCCTTAGTTTTAAATACAGCTAAAGAATACATTAAATTTTGCAAATTAAAATCTATCTCTTCTTTAGAGAATTTAGCTTTGCTTGATTTATAATCATAAATCTTATATTCTTTGTCATTAAATTTCGCCAACTTATCAATAAAGCCATTTATGATATAATCATCTTCTTCTAATTTAAACTCTGATTCGGCTTCTACTAAAACAGCTCCATTGCAAAAAAAATCACTTTGAAGTCCAGTTTGAATCATGTTGTAAATAAGATCTAAGTTTTCTTCATCGTCGACTTTGAGTTTTTTTGCGTTTTTTAAAATCAATCTATGTATGCAAGGATTTTTAATTATACCGGCCTTACCAGAGCATAGGTCTTCGAAATACTTCTTGTGTCTGTCTTTTAAAAGAAGCTCAAAAATCAAATGGCAAATAGTTCCTCTAGAGGCTCCTGAGTTAGAGATGTCTGGTAATTTGAGAACATATTTAGTATAGTAAAGCCAGCTACAGCCTTCAGCGGTTTTAATTTTGCTAGCGCTAAGCTTAATTTTTTCAGTGGTGGTCATTGGATTGAATTATACCAGTTAGTGACTAAAGATCTATCTTTTAAATGCATTTCTCCGAAATCTTTCGCGCCAAAAGGAAGTTTTATTTCTATTTGACTTGGATCAAAATAATTTAAGAGCCTATGCTTTGCTGATTCGGCGGCAATATTTCCTGCAGCGTTGTTAAAGCTATCATCATTGAAAGCAATAACTATTTTCTTTGGGTTGTAGCCAATAAGAGAATATATAATTTTCGGGGAAAGATTCAAGCCAAAAGATACAATTGAATTGTTAATTCCATTTTCTCTTAGAGCAAGCATGTCTCCTATGCTCTCGACAAGAATGATAATCTTAGAAGATTTAATATCTTTAGCATTAACCTTAAGCGGGAAAGCCCATTCTTTTTTATCTCCGATCAATTTCCATTTTGGGCGTCCTTCAAGACTGATCCTTGAGACATCTCTTCCGGCAAATCCGACTATCTCGTCTCTGCAATTGAATATAGGAAAAACATATCTATTAAACATTTTTCCTGTAGTAGCCACGCCTCCTTGAAAGGGCTGAATGGTTTGACTAGAAATGCCTCTGCCGTTCCAATAAGAATCGTCTCTCAACAATTTAATTAACAAAGACTTATCAAAAATAGTTGTTTGAGTAGTGGTTACTTTTTGCTGGGCTTCTTCTTTACTAGAGGTATCTATTCCTTTTTCAAAAATCCATTTCTTAGCTTCATCTATGTTTTTTAGTTTAAGGGTTAGCTTGACTAAATCCTCTATAGATCCGCTAATGTTTTCTTTAAAGTCAACCCATTGCCCAGAATTCTTCCAAATTCTTAGGACATTATCGTTACCGGAATCACGATAAAGAGGTCTTGTTCTGTATTCTCTACCGTGATCAGTTAGTGTGTATCCAATATCAGTAAGTATTTTCCTTACAGATTCGCAGTCATTCATAGAACTTCGCCATCTCCAGAATCATCAAGTTCAGGGCGTAAAGATTTAGCGGACAAAACATCTTCCAAAGTACCGGTCTCCTCAACATTAAAATTATTAATATTGAAGCTGATAAAATTGGCCATGTACTTTACTTTTTTACCTTCTTGAACGCGAACTAAATCGTGGTGACCAGCAGAGTCTTTACCTTGGAAGCGGGTAGCAAGAGGAATAAGTTTATGAGATCCAAATTCGGGACCATCGTCGGCAATTTCTTCTACGCTCTTGCGCCTGAAAATAGCTACGAAAGAAGCAAACCACTGAAGTCGGTCAGATTGAGAAATCGCGCTGCTATCATCAACGCCGTTTTCCGCACTTCTATTCAGTTGGCAAGCTGTTAGAATTGGTACATTTAATTCTAAGCAAAGCTCTTTAAGAGCATTAACTTTATCGCCAATCAGTTGATATTCTTGTTTATTTTTATCAGACTCACCAGTAAGCTTGATGTAATCGTAAACAATAATACATTGATTTCCGCGACCGACCTTAGAGAAGTACCATCGCTTTACAATAGATGCTACTTCTTCAATAGGTTTTCCAGCTACTTGTAAATGATCTACCTGATTGCTAAGAGATTTAATTTTAGGCTTACTTTGCTCAAACTTTTGGAATAGATTTGCATTCTTTTTCCAGTTGCCTGTTTCTAGATGCCAAACAGGAATACCAGTCAAAGAAGAAGCGATTCTGAACTTCATGTCTATTGTAGACATTTCCGTATCTAAAACAAGGGCTCGGCACCCCTTGTTCATAGTCGTGACCTTAATAGCCAGATCATTCAATATAGTTGATTTGCCATGTTTAGGCCTGCTTACCCACGCATAGATATTGCCGGGACGGATGCCTCCGTAAAGACGATTGAAATTTTTATAAGGAGTAATTAGCCCAGTATCTTGGATTGGATTATTTCCACGCTCTTCAATTATTTCTATGACATTAGAAGTAATGTCTTCTGGTTTGTTATTCTCAGCAGCGTAAGCGCAGATTTTATTATTGTATATCTTGTCTGATTCAGTAATAATTTCTTCTATTGGTTTTTCTGCGCATGAGTTGGCAAACTTTTTAATCTCATCTCCAGTTTGTTCTATTTCTCTTCTTATTCTAAGTTTTAAAAGCTCTTTGGCTCCTTCTATAAGCCCAGGCTGAGAGGTGGGAATAAGACAAATACTATTAACATAATTAAAAATATCAATAGATTGATCTTTAAATGTAATGCCAAGATTTTGGCATTTTTGAGAGATCAAGATCTTGTCGATCTGCTCTCCTTTGTTAAACGTCTCCTTGAAGACGCAAAAAATAGTATAATGGACTTCATTCATGAAGTCTCCATCGCTAATAAAAGATTCAATATCAGCAAAAGAGGCTGGAAATCTAATTAGACCAGATAATACATATTTTTCTACTTGCAGAGAATATATAGCCATTAAAGTTTAATATTAAATTTATCTAAAAAAAACTGTTCGTTTAAATTTTTGACTTCATCTTCGTAAACCTCTAATAATTGAAATTTATTCAAAGAAAGCCATTTTTCTTTGGCGACATCTCTTTTGATTGATTTCAAATAGTTAAGTCTGGAGTCTCCGTGGAAGAATTTATTGTAAGCAGAATGTTGATTACCATGAACTTCCACGGCTATTCTCAAGGTAGCATTAATTATGTCTACTTTTAGTCTAGACCCGAAAACAGGAAACTCCTCGTAAACTATATGATTCTTCCAGTATTTTTTAAGGAACTGCTTTGTTTTAAACTGGACTTTAGATCGAGAAGAGGCGTCCCAGTCTATTAGATACTGGGAAACATTTTTACTTGCAACTTTACCATATATATTATACAATTTCACTTCTTTAAAGCGCTGATGAATTTATTAAAAAGATACTTAGTAACATCTTGCCGCTCCTCAAGGAAATTCTTAAGATTCGCTTCCCCTTGATGTTGCTTAGGCATTTCAATATTGTTATCGGCAAGCTCTTTGATAAGATCGTCGGTAATAGTTATCCAAGCCCCCTTAGCGTGTGCGAATTCCCAGGCTAAAAGCTGATCAACTATTTCGTACTCTATCCAAACGCTAGATCCATTGGAACGGCCATATTTAATAGGATAGCGGACTTCTCTTCCAGACTTTTCATTGGGAGTTTTTTTGAAGATAATTTTACACCAATGACCAACCGGATTCCCTTCTGCTTTGGCGTTGGCGTAAATAAGGTCTTTATTCCAGCGTTGCTGGAACTCAAGAATCCAATCTGAATAATGTAAAGCAGCGTTTCCGCCACTTGCGTTAGTTACTTTCGGATCGCCTTTCTCGTACGGATTTATCTTGATTGATGACCTTACTTGGGAAATAAGAAAGCATATGTGGCCTCTAGAGGAAAACGCAGCCGCCATCTTGCGAAGAAGATCGGAAGTCAAAAGAGCTGCTCCAGCGGTTTTATTCGCCTCGGTAGCAGACTTAGCCAAATCATTTCTAGGAACTAGAGCGTCAAGGCTATCTACAATAAAAAAATAAATATTCCCATCATCATTATTTTTTATAAGCTCTCGCATCGTGTCCGTGACAAATTCATAATCATTAGTAGGAATAACTCTCCACTTGTGCGGATCAGTGCTTACTCCAGATCTGGCGACCATGTTTTCGCTTAATCGACCTTCAGATTTGATATAAATCACGCACCCTTTCTCTGGATGAGCTATTTGGAAATTGCGAGCGAATGCCAAAGCATTGCTGGTTTTACCTCCCTCTGTGATACCTGAAGAACGGACTATCCCGGGATGTATGCCGCCTCCCATTTCAATATCTAAGGTTAAGCTGCCGCTGCTTATAACGTAATCAATATTATTGTCAAAAGCGTAATGATGGTCTTTGTTTCTGTCTAGAATACTATCAAGAACCCTCATCTTTCCTGATGATGTGTCTGCATCTGAATTTTCTTGAATTTCTTTTTTTTGTCTTGCCATATTATATCTTATTAAAAATATTTAAAAAATCTTTTACTGATGTGGGCTTTTTTATGATTTCTGCGGGAGGTGCCACCTGGTTATCTTCTAGAATAATCTCCTGTTTTTCAAAAGAAAGAGATTGATATCTTTTGATATCTTTTAAAAATTTTTTTCCATTTTCACCGAAAAACCAAGTTAAAGATATGACTTTAGTTCTGCCTCGTAGGCTCATGAGCCAATCAAAATCATATTCTTTTACGAGCTTAGTAGCGAATTTCATTTCAGTTGACCAATTGCACCCACTGGTATCTAAAAGAAATAATTCAATTATCTGTTGTTGCTGACTTAGTTTTCTAGGCTTGCTCGTCCGCGCAGTCATCGAGGATACTATGGTGCGCGGCTACGATTTGTCAAGGAGAGAGACGTCGTGGGCTACCATTTTTTTGACTAACCCTTCAAAATTAACTTTCGGAAGCCATCCAAGCTCCTCGCGAGCAGGCTTAGAGTCTCCGACCAAAAGATCTACTTCTGCTGGTCTATAAAATTTTTCATTTACTTTAACAAGAATAGAAGAGCAAGGTTCTTTAGATATCGCATATTTAGTAGACACGCTATACTGCTCGTTTGTTCCAGAGCCGTGCCAAACTCCATCTATTCCAACTTCTGAAAACGCTAAACTTACAAACTCTCTAATAGAATGAGATTCATTGCTGCAGAGCACATAGTCTTTAGGTTTTTTTTGATTTAACATTTTCCAAACGCCGTCTACGAAATCCTCTGAATCAGACCAGTCTCTTTTAGCATCTAAATTGCCTAGATTAATTGGATCAAAGGTTTTGCCATTTTTTATAGCATCATATATTCTAGCTACTCCTTTAGTTATCTTTCTAGTTACAAATTCTTCTCCGCGTTTAGTTCCTTCATGATTAAATAAAATACCATGAATAGCGTAAAGATTGTAAGACTCTCGATAAACTTTGACAAGGTGTCTGGCTGCGGCTTTAGATGCGCCGTATGGGCTTCTTGGTTTAATTGGGTGATTTATATCTTGAGGCACAGTTTCTACATCACCAAACTCTTCGCTAGATCCAGCAGAGTAAAATTTGCAACTTGGATTAAATCTTCTTATCGCTTCAAGACACCTAGCGACTCCTGTAGCGTTTACATCGAATGTTTGCAAAGGAATTTTCCAACTGCATCCGACGAAAGATTGAGCACCAAAATTAATAAAATAATCGGGCTGAATTTCTCTTACTGCATTGTCAATGCTAATGCTGTCAGACAAGTCCCCATAAATCAAATTAAATCTAGAATTATTTATAAAATTATTACAATTTACAAAATTTGGATTAGAGCTTCTTCTAGCCATCCCGTAAATTTGAGCAGATGTATTTTTTAGCAAATACTCAACCATATTTGCTCCGTCTTGTCCAAGGATTCCTGTGACTATGATTTTCATTTAAAATTTAATTTTTCCAGTTATTATATCTTTTAGCATGATCCAATCTGAGGCCTTGGCCCAAAGAGGATTTTTGAAAGCCGCTGGCTTGTTCTTTTCAATAAAGAAATGCCCGCTCCATGCGAACGGATACACTACGAAAGGAAGAGCAGCAAACAAAGGCAAGAAAAACAAAGACTTCCAAAATGTCAAATAAATGCATAAAATAAAATAAGCGATAGTAAATAATTGCCCAAGAACGTGAAGCCTTCTGTTCCATTTATTTTGATGGAGAGTTAAGTACATTTGATAATATTCTTTGAATGTCATATTTGTGTTTTTATTAATTCACTTGATGAGTATATTTTAGGTAAATCTAATATTATTTCAAAAATTTTATGTTCTTTGCACGTATCAGATTCAGCAGTTACAAGGTTTCCGAATTTTCTGTCTCCGCTATTAAAAAAAGATATTTTAGAAAACGGAAAAGTTTCTCTTATCTTTTTTAAAGTACGGCATTGAGTTTTATCAAGGTCTAAAGAAATAGAAGCGAGATCAACGCTTTTCAAGTTAGAGACAATTTTGCGCCTGTGTTCTTCGTCCATGAAGCGCTTGCTCCCTTTAAGGGAAACTTGCAGGTCGCTGTTAACTATAGCTATCAAAAAATCGCAGTTAGCTTTTGCGGAATTAATATATTCTAAATGACCAAGATGTAATGGATTAAAATATCCAGAAACAACGCCAACATGAAAATCAGAAATATTATTATAATTTAATTTCATTATTGTCATTAAACATTATAGATGCACCGTTATAATCAAAATTAAAATCTAAAATGCTATTTTTAAAAACATTTGTTATTTTTCTTTTTATTTTAGGGTTGCAAATAACTAAAACAAAACCGCATCCGCCAGCGCCAAGTAGTTTCGCTCCGTAAGCTCCCAATTTAAGACAAGTCGATATAATAGAGTCTACCTGTTGCGTAGATATATTGCTTGATAGTTTGGATTTTTCAAGCCAAGATTCATGCATTAACTTACCCATTGATTTAATGTCTTCGGAGATTAAATAGTTATGAGCTTCGTGAGCTAACTTTAAAATTGTAGTTTTGTCTTTATTTTGATGAGATTTGGCGATTCTATCGCACGTTCTTTGTTCGTTAGTATAGATAAGAACCATAGAGTCAAGAAGGTGATCTCTAAATTCATTTGTTATAGATAACGGTTTAACAAAAAAATCTCCATCTTTATTTATTTTTATTGTATTTAAACCACCGTAAGCAGCCCAAATTTGATCTTGGATTCCGCCGCTTTCTTTGAGAATATTTCTTTCTATTTCAATGGCGTCTTTAGCTATTTGTTTTTTAGATGTTTTTTTATTTAAAAAAGTTCTTAGTAAATAACTCATGCCTACGCAGTAAGAAGAAGATCCGCCAAGTCCAGTTCTAGATGGAATATCGGAAAAAGAAATAAATTCAATTGGCTGTTGAATTCCAAAGTAATTCAATGTTTCTCTTATTAATGGATTTTCTATGTCTTTTAAATTTTCGACACGTTCAAATTTAGAATAACTTATGGTGCTGGCTTCTGATAAAATTTTAGGCTTGTTTCTAATAGATAGATAAGCGTATTTATTAATAGTGCATCCAAATATAAAAGATCCATACTGCTCATAAAAATCAGCATAATCAGTAGATCCGCCGAAAAACGAGACTCTAAATGGAGACTTAACTAAAATCATGAAGGCAAATCATTAACAATAGAAGTAAGTTCAGTGATGTATTCTTTTGGCAGCTCTGGATAGTTTCCAATATACCAGCCAAAATGGTGACAATGATCAGTAACTGGAAAATTCACATAGCTAGTCCCAAAAAGCTTTTTAAGGTATGGTTGACGCAATTGATTGCCTCCGCCAGACAAACCTCGTCTAAACTCAATCCCTGCATTGCGCAAAGCAGTTTCTACGTTGATTCTCAAAGCCCAATCAGGCTTCTTAAGGATTAGAGTGAAAGCGTAATTAGAATTACCTCGTCTATCAAAATCAACATAGAACTTCTCAGGATTTAAATTATTTAAAAAGATATCTAGATTTTCAGCTCGGATCTTGTTGTTTTTGTCTAGACTATGTAATTGATTCAGAGCTAATACAGCGTTGATTTCTGTTGATCTAAAATTATGAGCAGCCTCTAAAAATATGAAGTCTTTATTTAGATCTGGATATTCATTAAGAACTTTCTTTTTTAGATTTTCATCGGTAGTTTCCCTCAGCATTCCATGAGAACGGAAAGCTCTAATTAATTGATATATATCATAATTATCTGTGCAGATCATTCCCCCTTCTATGGAGGTCATGTGGTGAGCGTAATAAAATGAAAAGTTAGAAATATCGCCAAATGTTCCGACTTTTCGCCCGTTGAATGTAGCTCCATGAGATTCGCAAACGTCTTCGATAAGAAGAATGTTCTTTTCCTTACATATCCGGATAAGCTCTTCAGAAAGGCCATTATAGCCAAGAATATGAATCAATAAAATTGCTTTGGTCTTAGAAGTAATCTTACGCTTGACGTCTTCAATATCCAAAGCTAAATTATTAAGCTTAATATCGCAGAATACTGGAGTAAAATCATTCTGGAGAATTGCTGCTATGTCTGATACCCAAGCCATTGGCGGAACGATAACTTCTCCTCCTTCAGGGAACTTATACTTAAGATAAAGCAAAGACAACTCATTAGCTGCGCTTCCTGAGTTTACCATTATATTATATTTTGTTCCTAACCACTGCCCCCACTTATCCTCGAACTCTCTTACCTTTGAAGCATTAGTGAGAATTGGCAAAGGATCTTGAGATAAGAAATCAATAATAACATTCGCATCTGATCGAGAAATATTATTATGCATTAATGGCCATTTTACATTCATAGTCTTACGTTGGGATAATTTTTTACGAACCAGTCAACGGATTTAGATATTCCGTCTTCAATAGAAGTAAATTTAAAATTATTGATAGATGCTAGTTTGTCTCCACTCAATTTTCTAATTTTTTGACCGCTTGGTTTGGATGTATCGAAAATTAATTTATTTTCTATTCCAAATTTCTTGGCAATTAGTTCGGCGGCATATCCAATTTCTGTTGGCATGTTACTAGAGAATATCAAAGGCTCTTTATCGAAATAGTTTTCTAGAGCCCACTCGGTCAAATTAGCGACATCTTCAGTAAACAAAAAATCTCTTTGTTGCTTTCCGTCTCCCCACACAATAAAATCATCTCCAGTCCTAGAAGCTTGAAAGGCTCTATGAATCAAAACAGCAATGACGTGCCCGGTATCTGAATTATAGTTGTCGTTTATTCCGTAAATATTCGTAGGGATAATAGAATTATATTTTAAACCAAACTTCTCATAACAGATTTTGCTTTGTACATCTAACATTCTTTTAGCATATCCATATGGATAATGTACTTGAGCAGGCTCTGAATGGTGAATATTTTTTTCGCAATATGGTAACGGAGCAGAGTCAGAAAAAATACAAGAAGAAAGAAAAGACAATACTCTTTCTACTCCAGCTTCTTTAGCAGCATGGATAATATTAGTGTTGATGGCTACATTGTCATAGTATAAAGAATATTTTTCTTCAAGATGATATTTCAATCCTCCCACTTTTGCAGCGCAATGAACGATAGCGTCAGGATTAACATCTTTGATTAACTTTCCAGCGTCAAGCGGATTGCGTAAATCATAAGATGAAGAAGGAAATCCCACTCCAAAATTTAAATTAGATCCGACAGATCCAGTTTTACCGGTAATAAGAATATTTTTATATTTCATAACTTGTCGCATTCTAAATTTAAACTCATGAGAACTCCTCCGAAATCAACGCTCTTTCCATTGTCTAGAATAAAATTCTTCTTCATGGTTGGAAAATATGCGCTTGCATAAGTGTCGATATAATTGTGAGGCCATGTTGTGCGCCAATCCCATTCTTTTATATTAGAAAATTTTGCATTCAATAACTCTTTAGTAAGAGAATCTTTAGTATGAATATTTTTGTGAAAATCCCAAGAGTCTCTTTGGGAGCCCATAAACATGCTCTTAACTAAATTTTTATCTCCAGTTAACAATAGCAAGGCTGATATTTTAGACGCATCTGGAACAGATATTCTAAGCTTGCCTCCTTTTTTGAGTTTGTTATACCAAACAGTTAAGGCTTTATCAGTTTCAGAATAAGATAAATGCTCGAACATGTGAACAGATTCGATAAGATCTATAGATTCATTATCGAATGTATTAAGCTCAAATGCATTATCTATTCTGTCTGCATATTGATTGTTTGGATCTATGTCTACATTTATATATGTAGGCAAAGGCTTGGTTCTGCAGCCTAAGTTGATTTTTATTTCTTTTTCCATTTTACTTAAATCTCAACTCCCAATAAACAGATGCTTCTTTCCAGTTATCAAACTTCCAATCTAATGATGGGGGCGTTTCAGAATCCCACATTTTTTTATATTTTGGTAAATCGTTTGTTTCGTAAGCTATTCTTATTATTTCACCTTCAGATCCAACCCACGGATGCCAATCCGTAGCGGATACTCGCGTGGGGCTAAAATGAAAAGAACCTCCTTCAGATTGAAATCTAAAAGCAAGGCTGTGGGTGTTCATATTAATGTGATAAAAAGAGCAGTCTAATCCGCCTAAGTCTTTGAATTCTTCTAGATTATATATAAACAACGGAGCTATTTTCCAATTTTTGTTTATCCATTTCAATTTTTGATCTGCGTGGTTATAGGCAGTCCAATACCACCTTTCGCTCTCTAAATGCTGGGTTCCTGAAAAATTAGGCCCCTCTGAGTACAAAGAAATAATTGCATTTTTTTTGCCTTTTTCTTCCAAGATATCTAAGCATTGTTTTATAGCCCCTTCGACAATTATAGAGTCGTCTGGAAACCACATTATATATTTACCTATTGCCAGATTTGCTGCAGCCATTAAAGATCTGCTTGGACTTGAAAACTCTCTGATGTATCTAAAATTTATTTCTTTCTGAAGCTCAATCGGAGGAAAATTCGGTCCAGAAGCCAGCACTTCAAAAGTGTAATCTCCAACCGATTTTTTTATCATTTCGAAAAGATTAACCCATTTATTTGGCGAAATACTGGGTAATATTATTGATATTTTCATTTTATGCGAATCTATGTTTCCAAACAGATGGGGCTGATCTCCAATTCATTAAATCAATTTTAATTTTTGATTTGTCTATTTCTTTAGAATATTTACGATTAAAGACTGGAGCGTCTTCGTATATTTGACTTATTTCAATAGGCATATGATCTGATTGATTATGATCACACATGATGATAGGGTGATTACTCATAACCACGTTGGCTCCGTCGCTTTGACATCTTATTGCTAAATCAGCGTGACTATATGGACAAGCTTGAAAACTGCAATCAAAGCCGCCCATATTTAAAAAATATTCAGAATGCATAAAAACTGTATTATAGATCCACCAGTCTTTATTAACGATTTCAGGATTAGTTTTGTAAGCGTTTACTAATTTATAATAATCATCATTTTGATATCTAGTGGGAGCAGAATAGTTTTCGCTTTCTGAGTACTTACAAACAACTGCATTTTTAATAGAGTCTCCAAGACTAATTAATAAATTTAGATTTTCATCTATTGCATTTTTAATAAAAATAGAATCGTCAGAGTAGGTTGGGAAAACATATTTTCCTTCGATTAGCATAGATGCTATTTGACTAGCTCTAGTTGGGCTACCCCAATCTTTAACTATTTTTATATTTTTATATCCGCGCAATTCTACGGGTAGCTCGTAAGGCGAGCCTATTATTAATTCAAAATTTCTATTTGTTGAATTTTGTATAGATTCGTAAACTCTAATCCAGTTATCGGTTCTGATAGCTGGCATGACTATGGAAATTTCAGGTTTCATTTATGTAAAATCACACTGTATTTCATTATAGTTTAGGAGAGACGTTTTTAAAAATAAATTTTCTTTGATAAAATTTTTTAATCTTTGGCGGTCGATACATTTGCCTTCTTCAGTGTACTTTTCCTTATTGTGAGGCAAGATATTGTGGCACTCTTCATAACCAAATCCGCTTTCCGAAGCTTCTGGATCTGATATAATTTTTAAAATTGTGTCTGGAGAGGGCGTCAAAAATGTGTGCTGCCACGCTGGAAATGGATTTATTTCTGGTCTGAAACCAGAACTTGGGCCGTCCATTCCGACAAGATGATCAGCTATAACATCTTTAGTCACTACAAACTTTTTATTTACCGCCGCGCACAAGTAAGAAAATACAGACTCGGTACAGTGAGAGGCAAAAATATCAGGAATTAATTTTCTGTCGAAATTTTCATATATAGAATTATCAAAAATTTGACAATGTAGATTTATTGTTTTGCCGATAGGTATTTCTAAATCGCCATTCTGGAACAGCACATCCTGGCCAGACTCGTCTTCATAGTTTTTGCCTTCATTGAACCATAAAAAAGTTCCAGCGTCAGTATTGGTTCTAGAGGCTGTCATTGCGTAATCGCCAGAGCAATGAGTGTGGAATAGATTTTTTATAGCATTTTTATCGTGAGAAAAATTAATTCCTGAATCTATAAACAAATATCCTTTAAAATTTCCAAACTTTTCCACTGCTTTTTGCACTGTTTTATTGAAAGTAACATTAACAGGAAGTTTTTGATTAGTGAAACTGTAGGCGATGCGATTTCCAAAAGCTGTTTTTATCTTGGTTTTTATTTCTTCCCTGTGCAGACATCCAGAAATAACAATTTGATGATCATTTTCACTTTGATCCAATAAAGAATTCAAAGCTCTGATATAATAACCTAAATTTTCATTTTGCCGTATGCCGCAAGTGTTGTAAACTATTAATAATTTTTCTTTCATTTTTTAGATATTTTTAAATTGTTCTTGTCGAATCTTCGCGCCCAAACGCCATCTCTTCCTCTCCAGTCGTAGTAATCTAAATATATTCTGTCAGATACGCAGTTTGCGTTTTTATATATATTATTGAATCTTATGATGTCTGGTCCGAGCTGGGCTTCTTCTACGGGCTTGTGATCGGTATGTCCGTGAGAGCAGTAAAATGCAGTTTTAGGAAGGTTATAAACTTGGCCTCCGTTTTCTTGTACTCTAAATGCCAAATCGTGTAAAGCATGATTACTATATTCATAATTACAATCGAACCCTCCTAATTCAATAAAATAATCTAAGCTCATGAAAAAATGCATACATAATTTCCAATGTTTTTTAATTCCAGGAAGCCTTAAATCTCCATGAGTCCAAGGAGACCAGTAGGATTCGTGAAAATGAGAATGATCAGGATTTAGCAACTCTAGAGTTTCGATATCTAAAACTCCTTCGTCATAAATCATATTTATCATGTCTTTTTTAACATTTATGTTCTTAGACAAATCTAGCGCTAAATCAATTGCATCTTCCTGAATTAGTCCGTCATCCGTGGTATTATATATAAATTTTGCATCGCATAGTTGAGACGCCATTTGAAATGCAATTGTTGGGTTCGCGTATGTATGCAGATATTTAATATTATCTCTTTTGAGCAGAGACTCTGGAATCAGGTAGGGGCTGGCTATAACAATTTCAAAAGAATTTTTTTTGCAAGCTTTTTCAGCGAATGAGTAAAATTTTTCTAAATTTTCTGGTCTTATAGATGGCAAAACAATAGAAACGTCTTTCATAATATTTTAAATTTAAACTAATTAATTATTCTACAATGAAATTATATGAAGCATTTGGATTTTCATTTAGTTTCATTATCAATTTTAAAAATGTGGAACGGTCTTTTGCTTCTTTGTTTTTATTAGAAACATAAGCGAAGTTACTTTGTTGCACTTCAACCCATACATCTTTAGGCCAATCCACTTCTTTTTGATTATGATTATCGACGAACATTCCCATCCAGCTATCAGCATAAAAACTATGAAAAGATTCATTAAATATTACTCCATTCATATATTTTTCGATATCTTCTTTAAAAGCCATCGGAAAGCAAACGATTGAATATGGTTTGCACGGAATATTTTCCGGAACAATTAAAGAGGTTGGATGTATTTTATTTTCTAATGTTTTTGTTGGCTTATGATAACACCTAGAGCCATATCTGCCAAAAGTGACGCAAGCATTTCCGACTCTTATTTTATTTTTAGAAACTTCTTCTGAAGTGGCTGATTTGACAAAATCAAGAAAATTACTAGAGAATCTATGATCATCTGTTTGACAAATAACAAAATCACCTGAACAATTTTTATAAGCAATATTAGTTGCTTTAACTGTTCCTTCTTTTTTGTCTTTTACATATTTAATATCTGGATTTTCAGCCCAGCTTTCATCCGGAGAGACCAACACAATTTCATAATCATGAGAAGGAAGCCTCTTTATGTCTTCTATGATTTGAAGGCCATATTCTTTTGGCTTTATTGTTGGAAAAAGATATGATATTTTCATTTTTCGTTATAAAAATCTCCCCATTCAACTAAGATGGTAGATTTGCCGTCCATTCTTTCCAAAGCTTTTTTGTAGGCTGGGAAAATATCTTCCGGCTCATCAAGTCTTATAACCTCCACATTTTTGAGCATGAGCCTGAAAGCTTCGGTAAAATCTCCAACGTGTTGATGTTGAGGATGAAGAGGTCTCTCTGAACCAATGCCAGTTCTGATAATAGCCTTGGTTTTGAAACTGGATATCATTGGAATCTTGTCTAGATGATTAACGACTTGATTTGTGGCCAATAGGAAGAAGTTCCATCTTGGATAAATGCTGACTGGTATTTTACCGGCTAAAGCTAACCCATTGGTAATTCCAGCTTGTAAATCTTCGCAAACTGGAAGCTCTAATTTTTTATGATTAGGTACATCTTTAATTGTATTGGTCATTCCTGTTCCTGCATATTGCACAGCCTGACCAATAAATAACGTGTCTGGATGAGCAGCAAGATAATCCATAGATCTTTTTAATTCGTCAAAATATTTCATGCCTTCTTTATTTCTAATGTTAAAATTGTACTCTTTGTCCAGCGCCAGCGTGAGGCCATTTAGTTTCGTACTTATAATAATAAATGTGTTTATTATAAATACCTTCGTATGTTAATCTAATAGAATTCCATGTTTTCCTGGTCTCGGTGCATACTGACTTGCCATTGTCTTCTATTATGAATTTAACAGGCAGATCGTGATTTCTTACATATTTATAACACTCTTCAAAAGAACCAGTTTCAGAAGTCATGTCCCCAACAAAACAGTAAATATTTTCATTTGAACCATTTCTTTTGGCTGCTAGACCAAGTCCTACTGCTATTGGCAATATGCCAGTAACAATCGCTGATGAGAACACTTTGTATTCAGGGAAACAAAGAGAAATCGATTTGCCATCCATAATGTTTTGCTTGACTTCTTCTGATGGAACGCCTTTTAATAGACATTGATAATGACTTCTCCAAGTGCAAAGAACCCAATCTTCGTCTTTTATGTCTTGAAAAACATTTATAATGCTTTCTTCGTTACCACTATATAAATGAACTGGGGCTTTTATTTTGCCAGCATTAAATTCTTTGGCGATGTCTTCCTCAAATTCAAGTAATTCGTCTTTCGAATATTTTTTCATTTAATTATAAATTTTACGTTTGAGTTTCACTTTCAACATATTTTTAATACTTTCGCTAGCATTAAAACCAAATTTGTTTTTTACTTTTTCTAAAAATTTTGCATCACTATGATATTCTTCGAAAGCTAAGTCTCTAAATTTTAAAATTTCAGCCGCTTCTAAGGTCTCTGTCGCAAGAGGCAAAGTATCGTAACCGTGAAAAGAAAATTCTTCATATTTATTTGGTACTACCATGTTTTTAGATATGGCATCTTTATATAATTGACTGCCAGGAAGAGCCATCGCAGCATAGGCGTTCCATCCTGCCGTGCAAAGTTCTTTTGAAAATTCTAAAGTTTTCCTCATGCTTTCTAAAGTATCTCCAGGAAGTCCAAATATATAATTAGCCATTACTTCTATATCAGCTTCTTGGACTTGAGATATAACTTTTCTGATATCAACTTCTTCAAATTTTCCTTTAGACACTTCTAATCTTACTGATTTTTCTGCACTTTCGATCCCAAGGGCAAGCCATCTTATTCCAGCGGATCTAACTGTTTTTAAAAGTTCTGGATTACGAACGGTGTCTATTCTTGAGTAAGCCCACATTATTAAATCTTTGCCATAACCACGATCTCTAAGCATTTCGCATAAAGGAAGATAAAACTTTTTATTAAGCAAAAACATCTCGTCAGTTATTTTTATTGTTCTGACTCCCATTGAATATAGTTTATCGAACTCTTTAATTATAAATTCAGGACTCCAAAATCTCATTCCACTGTAATTTCCAGCAACGCCTAACTCTTCATTATCATTTCTATTAATGATATTTATCATGCAAAAATTACAAGCGAACTGACATCCTAGAGAAGTTTGAATTGCAGCGTAAGGCGTTCTTTTAGACTCTTGGTATTGAGCGTGCCACAAAGGAGATCTATATAAATCAAAAGGAGTTTTATTAAACGGCAAAAGATCCCAAGCATATCCAGGCAAATCTATTTCCATCCTTTCGTTAGGAACAACTTTTTCTGGAGGATTCATTGTAATGACTCCTTTTTTTCTCCAGACTATTCCTTTTATGTTTTCTAAATTAGAGAAATCATTTATTTTTGCTAAATTTCTCAATGAGTAAACGCCTTCATTTGTGCAGGCAAAATCTATAGAGTCTTCATCTTTTAAGGCTTTAACAGGAAGAGCTTGAACATAAGATCCGACATAGCAAATTGGGATCTTTACATTTTTTGATTTTAAATATTTTGATATTGCTACTGCTCCAGACATATTTACTGTCCCGGCGTTTACATTCTGGCCATAAACAACAAAGCATAAAAAACGAGGGTTTAATTTATTTACTCTTTCTAAAACAGCTTCGCTATTTAATTTTTCTGCGTTGATATCTAAAAGCCCGACTTTGATTCCTATAGATCTGCAAGACTCGGCAAGCAAAAGGGCCCAAGTAGGAGGTTCTATAGCAGAGTAGGACTCAGAAAGGGCTTGATAAATTGAAGTTGAGTTTCCAGGAGAAACGAATAAAATATCCATATTTAAATTATAAATTTGTAAAATCTTTATTTTTAAATTTTATTATTTGTTGATAGCCTGCGATCAGCTCTTCGATTCCAGATTCTAAAGAAAAATTAGGACTCCATCCGTAAGATTCTATTTTTTCATTGGAAACTCTGTAATTCCTTTGATCTAAATCTTTCTTGAATTCATTCTGAACAATAACTAGGCCTGGAACAAATTTTTTAATTGATTCAGCAAGTTGAAATTTATTAAGATTAGCGTCTGATAATCCAACGTTAAAAGCGTTTTTATTACAAGTTGCATATCTGTTTATCATGAAAGAAAAAGCTTTAGCAACGTCTCTGACGTGTATGTAGTTTCTGATAAAGTGAGACTCGAAAAGAACCAAATAACCATCAGTCAAAGATTTGTATACAAGATCATTAACAAGAAGGTCCATTCGCATTCTATAAGACATTCCGAAAACAGTGGCTAATCTTAAAGCGATTCCATTACCAGAGTCAAGAAGGGCTTTTTCAGCATCGCATTTAGTTTCGGCATAAAGAGAAAGAGGTTTAAATGGGCTTCGCTCGGTAATTATTTCAGAAGATGAGCCGTATTGACTATTTGTATTTGGCAAAATAATTCTATGGTCTTTACTGGAAAATTTAATTACATTTTTTACTTGATTTAAATTGATGTCAATAGCAGCTTGCGGGTTGGATTTGCAGGCTGGCATTCCGACAATAGCCGCGAGCGGTATAATTACATCATTTTCATTTACTAGTTTTTGAAGAAGAGAAGCGTCTCTGACGTCTCCGAGAATAAATTTAAAAAGTTTATTGTGGAAGAATCCGTTTAGCGATAATTGATTGTAGCATAGACTATCTAGAACAGTGACGCTGTGCCCTTCCTTTAATAAATTTTCAGTTAAAACTGATCCCAAATAACCCGCTCCTCCTGTTATTAAAATTTTCATATTATATTTTCTACGGCTTCTTTAAGAAGATATTTGCCTTCTTTGTAGTTTTTCAGCCATTTACTTTCTTGTTTTTCTTCTCCTATTATATCGGATATATATTTGAAACACAAAAATTTAACTTGTTTTTGCATGCATATTTTAGCAAGAGCCATGGCTTCCATATCAACACAGTTACCGTTAAAATTTGGTTTTTCTGTTATAAAATTATCAAAAGTAATACATGTTTTTTTATCAACTCCAAAAACAATATGCTCTTGGACATAGCCTGGATAATTTAATTGGCCGTCTAAAAAAATACCGCACTCTATAACTGAATTAGATTTACAATTTAAACCGCCAGCAGATCCTACATTTATAATGAAGTCTGTATGTGGATTATTATTTAAATAATTACATAAGCTAATTGAAGCGTTAATTTTGCCTACTCCAGTATAAACAACTGGAAAATCTTTATCGAATGGAAACTCTTCTTTTATGGCTGCAAATATTGCAAAATTTTTCATTTATCTCTTTCAGAAAGTATTGGATTATTTATAGGCCAAAAAACTTTATACTTCGGATCGTTCCACTTAACATGGATTTGATCTTTTTGAGCCACGTATTCATGAGTAAATTTATAATGGAACAAGCACTCATTGCTAACGCAAAGGTGAGCGTTAACGCAGCCATTGGGTATTAGTACTTGTTGCTTATTATCTTCGTTCAATTCGAAAGCTTGATGGACGCCAAAAGTTTCGGAATCTTTTCTTAAATCAAGAACAACAAAATATATAGATCCTTTAAGGCATTGAATAAGCTTCCAAGTTTTGGAGTCTCCATGAAATCCTCTCAATACGTTTTTTTTAGATTTGGAAAAGCTGTCTACAATAAACTTATTGTTTTCATTTTTCCATCTAGAACTAGAAGAAAATATTTCGTCGTAGTGCTTTTGATTGTAGCCTTCGAAGTTTTCTCCTCTATGATCGGCAAAGAATTCGGGCTGCAATAAAAAAAGATCTTTTATTTTAAAACTATCAGAAGAAGAGATTATTTGAGTTTTCATCTATATAATTTTTTAATATTCCGACTTCTTTTGACACGTCAAATGTCATTGGATTAATCGGATTAGAAAAGTATTTATGTCTATATTCTGCAGCGATTTTATCTGGAGAGCACACGGCAGACAAGGAATTATGAAATATGTGATCTATTTTAATTTCGCTCAAGTCTAAGACTCTTCCTACCCCAGAATAAACTCTGAATATAGAGCTGTCTCCGCCTAAACTTTTAAATGCTTCATACATAAAAAAGCCTAAAATATCTGTAGCTTTTTTAGATATAATTGGGAAGGAGCAGTATCCCGCAGTGACATCTCTGTCTACACTATTACATAGTGTTCTGCAGTAATATATACCATCAGAATTACAACTGTTTATATTATATTTTTCTATTTTCTGTAAAGCTATTTGATCCCAGTTTTTTGTTAAAATACGAATGTCATCATTACAAACAAATAAATTTTCTCCTTTGCTAATTCTAGCCATCTCGTTCAATGAAACATGTAAATTTTCTGGTCGTGGTCCTTTTATGAATATAGTTTCTATTCCAAAATCTTTAGACGCCAAGCTTTCCGTTTCTTGATCGTCTAAGTCGTATCTAATAATTACTTCTATTGATTTTTTATCTAAAGTCGTTTCATTTACTGATGTCAAAAAATTTTTTAGTAAATCTGGTCTTCCCCTAGAATTTAAAAACAAAGAAAATTTCATAAGATCAAGCTTTCAAAAAATTAACTAAATCTGCTCTTTGATCTTGAATGCTCTTTAGGCGAAAAACTTTCATGACGCCGTCTTTTTCATATTGATTTATAAAGTATTGATCTCTTATTACGTCTGTGAAATCTCCTAGAATGCACTTGGTAGGAACTCTATTCATGCTTGACATTGTTTTAAACACGCTATCTGTGCCAATAAATGATGAGCACAATTTAACAAGTTCTAAACATGATTGAATATTCATGTTGGTGTGCATTACATTTTTAGACTGCTTAACGTTATAATTTTCAAGTTCTGAAGCTGATCCAAAAATTATATAATTAAAATCATCTTTAATTATTTCGTTGATAATGTCAGAAGGTATATATTTAGACGGAAGATTAAATTTAGAATAAATGGCAGAAGAAAAATCGCTGCCGAAAGGGTGTATGCCAATTATTGGATTATCATTACCGAATCTTTGAGAAAAAGCTTTGGCTTCGTCTTTGAATTGCTGAGAGAAGTCTACGTCAGAATAAAAAGACCTGGGGCATTCTCTAATGTTTTCAGTTGAATTTTCTCCATGATTTTCAACTATTTTATCGACTTGAGAATCGTGATCTTCTGCATTCTCGAATTGATAAAAATGGCAGTTCTCAACTCCCATGTTTTTGAAAAAAAGTTCGGCCTGTTTGAAATGAGTGTGTACAATGAATTCTCTGGTTGAATTATTTTTAATAAACCAAGAGCATTGCAAAAAATCACCAACCCCGCCTCTGACGTAAAATTTCATATATTTAAAATGTATTAGGGTCTAACTATGTAAATTTCCATAAAATTAGACCCTAGTTTTGTAAATTTTTATGTAATTATCGGATTGGACAAGCGCCTGTAGAGCACTCTCCTATATCTAACATTTCTGAGCTATTGATAGTCATAGAAGACAAGCTCTTTACTTTAGATATAGCGCTGAGATATGTTTCTTCATCAATCTCTTGGTATGGAGCTTGTTTGAATCCGTGATTCTTAAACAAAAGGAAGCTAACGCTCTTTACGTTTTTCTCGTAATTATTCTTTAGCCAAGTCTTCAAAGAATCAAGCTCTTCGGGCTTGTAATAAGCAGTAACAGAAACAGCGTTGTCAGACCATTCGGTTTGAAGCTTCTTTACCATATCAAGCTGCTTTATAACATCCATATCCTTTGTAAGGATAGACCCTTCGGGGGTTTTGCATGGGAAGTAAACTACAACAGTGTCTCGGTTTTCTGTCCCATCAAAATTTATAAGAAACTCAACATGGTAGCCCATATCTTTGCAGATTTGAACTAAAGCGTCGGAACTAGACATGCGCACGGTGCGCATGTAATATTTGCTAAACGCTGGATGTACTCCGGGTGTAGCGCCGCCAAGAAGGCTTAGGGTTCCAGAAGGCTTGATAGTCGTGAGCTTAATGCTTTCAGGCCAGCCACGAAGCTTGCTCCAAGTCCTATCAAAAGCACGCAAAGAAGTATAACAATCATCAAGCCAATCAAGCTTATGCAAAGACTGGCAAATGCCAGTAACACCAAGCCCAAGGCGCATGTTTTTGTGAACAATTTTATTAGTCTCTTCATGAATAAACGGAAGCGAGGCTATGGCTTTTTGAGCCTTATAAAGCAATTGAGAGCAATCAATAAGCTCTTCCTTGCTTTCGATATTATTTAGATAAAGCTCGCAAAGGTTGCAGCACTCATAATTTGAAAGACTAATCTCAGCACAAGGATTGGTCATCTCGCAATTATCTGTATCCGTAGGATACATCGAATTTTCAGAAATAGGGCCGTCCTTAATTCGGCCAAATTTTTGAGATAGAGGAAGGTTAAAGAATCCGTAGGGCTCGCCGTTAGCGTAACCAGAATCGCTGTTAATTTCATAGCCATTCTTCCAGACCTCTTCTAGAACATGATCGTAGCTATCTGCATAGATAGTGTTGTTGCTCATTGCTCGCCAGTTAGGAACATTGCCTGATCCCCAATTCTTGGCGCGGAGATAAAGAATATCGTCAGGATCTCCTAAAGCAATTTCAGCGCTTCTACGGACATTACCAGCGACAACGACGCTACCAATAATGTTGCAAACATCAAGGACGTCAATCGAGCGAAGCTTCTTGCCTTCTCTTGATTGGAAGATTTTTGTAATCTTATCGATTCCATCAATAAGGACTTGTGGACCGCTAGCCTTTCCGCCAAAACCCTTGATTGGCTCACCGTACCCACGGATAAGGATAGTCGAATAATTAAACGATTTACCGGTAACGTAAAAAGCGTCCAATACTTTTGAAAGCAGATTAACCCAACCTTCGCGTTTATCAGGGACAATGTAATCAGCGTCTTTAACTCCTTCATGAATAACATTTACACCTTTTTTAATCTTTGGAAGCTCATGAACATCTTCTCTGCGAATACTGTATCCTACTCCTCCACCGAGCATCAAGTTCTCAAAAAGAAACAAAAACGCATTAGGCTCTCTCATAGAAACAGCCCAACAGTTAAGCAAAGAGTTAGCCCCAAAGCGGTCTACGGTAGAGGTGCCAAGCTGCCAAAGCATTCTCCCAGCTAGATTGCATTTAAGATTAAAAATATAATCGTAAATTCTTTCGGCTTCAGCTTCTGTATACTCAGCGCCAATCTTTTGGGCTCCATTAATACAACGCTCAACTGTTTCAAACCACTCCTCGGTATTTCCATCTTCCTTTAGCCTAGCATACGTTCGCTTGTACACGATATAGCCTAGGCCATTGAATCCCCAGTTTGGCTGTTTGTTTTTATATTTCGAGACGAATTTTTTAGATAAGATGCTCATAGAAAAGAGGTAAGATGGTTTACACAACAAGCTTCAAAAATGGAATTAGTCAAGCTGAATATTAGGAATTTCTGAAGGAGTTATCTTGTTTTTATACTTCATGCCTCTTCTCTTTTTAGAATATTTTTCTTCAGCTTTGCGACGAAGCGGATCAACTCCATCGTGTTTTGCTGCTCTTTTTTCGCTAAGCTCTTGAGAATAATCCCAAATTTCTCCGAGAGTCCCTTTCATTCTACCTGTTTTTTCTACAAACTTTGATGACGACTCTACGCCAAACTCTGTATCTATTTGAGCATTAGGTATAGTAAATACTCTTTCATAATCAATTCCTTCTTCTGAATATTTATGATCGTCGTTCATTCCTTGAAAAACTGAAATGACTTTTCCTGTTTTTGGATTTTTAAAAAGATAAATAGGCATTTTAAATTAAAGATAGTAATTTTTTTGCTGTAGAGGAATACTTAAATTGATCTTGTATCTTAAGGCCTTCGCGATTAATTCTGTCTTTTTCAACTCTTTTTATTGCCTCTTCACATCCGGTTATAAATTCATCTTCAGAAAAATCAAATATGTTGCCTTGATTAAACGGTGCTCCTTTATGGAAAAAGGCGTTATCGTAAACTTCTATTTTCCCAGTAGGCTCAATTAAAACAGAGTTTTCTTTATTGGCCCACTCTTTATAGGAAGTTGCATTTAAAACAACAGCGTGTTTTCCTAAACCAACAGATTGGAACTCTGGAAGGCCCCATCCTTCTGCCCCAGACATCGATAAAATAATATCTCCAGAATTTAGAAAATCATTATACGTAGCATTTTTTGGCATGTGAGACAAAAACGTTACGTTAAAAATATTTTTTCCTTCTAAAATATTAGCGTATATGGTTTTTAATTCGGAAGGGTTCTGGTAATGTTGATTGTGAATAGCGCATTGCAAAGAATAGCGCTTATCTTTGCCAAACTTTTTTATCCATGCTTTGATTATTTTCGAGTGATGTTTTCTTTTCTCAAATTTGCCGCACAGATTGAATGTGATTCTTTCGTCGTTAAAGTATTTTTTATTTGTTGCCTTGAAGTGCTTCGAATCAAAACCTAAAGCAACAGAAGTGGATTCGACTCCGAATTTAGCAAAAACATCTTTAGTATATTGAGATGTAACGCACACAGTGCTATTCTTTAATATATTTGATTCAATTTGAGTGATTTGATCGGTTTCGTGGAACGTCAAAAGGATCTGTTTATCAGAGTATGATTTTAAAGAGCCGTTGATATGCCAAACTCTAATTACAGGATTTTTTTTGTTGTGCGTTAATAATGCTTCATTATGATTCTTAATAATCCAATCAATAAAATCTTGCTCAAAATCATAAGCAGAAAAATCTATCTTGATGTCAGAGGCTGTAAAAATAGATGGTTTAAGACCCATTTTAAAGAACTCGTATAGCAAGTTAAAACTTACTTGCCCGAAGCTTAAAGAGTTTAAAGGGAAATCAACGGCGAATTGCATAAAAAAACCTACCTATTGTTATAGGTAGGTAAAAAAAAATTTCTATTTTTTATTAAAGAACACCGTCGTCTTCTTCAGCCGACGTGGTGGTCGTAGTCCTGCCTGCTACAACTTGAGAGCCAGCCGGATCTTTCTGCTTGTTTTCAGCCCGATCAGAAGCATAAATTCTAAAGTCAGGAGACTTTTCAGACTTCTTCTCTTTGTTGGAAAAAATGACTACATCAATTTTTCCTTCGAGAGACGAATTTATGTGACCAGTCATGTATTTTTGAGTCTTGTCCTTGCTTACCTTTAACCACAAGGCTCCCATTTCGCGATTTCCCCACTTATTTTCAGTCTTGTTATCATTCATAACGATTCATGATTGCCCAAAATAACAGAAAGTCAAATAAAATCGAAAGAATTTTTGCTAAGGATCTTATTTTTCAAAAAAGTCCTAGCTTTTTCATGTAGATTGATAGCTGTTTGAGTGCTAATGTTTAATTTTTTAGCTATAGTATTCCAAGTAGCTGGCTTACAGGATCCAGAAAAATATCTTAATCTATAAACTTCGTTGACTCTTGAATCTTTAAAAGAGCATAGCAAAGAGGAAAGGTAGTCATAAAGTTCTGTGTTTTTATCGGTAGTAAAAAGTATATTTTTATTAGAAATAATTTCCGAGTCGAAGTTATCGTTCAAGAAATGTTTTCTGTTATAATTAAGGTAGTTCAGAAAATGATACCTGACGCAATTACAAAACCAAGTAGAAAATTTAGTTTTTTGTTTTTGATCAAACGAATGTATTGCTTTGTAAAGAATAAAGTCTTTTTCGAATTTAATCTCTTCTTTGCTCATTCCCATTTTGTTTAAAGAGGTAGAATATTTTCTTGCTACCGAGAAATAAAAATTATCGTAAGAGCTAGATAATTTTTCGAAACTGTCTTCACAGTTATGGTTTTTAACATTGATTGCTAAATAAGCATCAGGATCTTTAATTGTCTTTTCTTTTATCATAAAATTGCCCTTTCGCTCTAAGTTTCCAAAGAGACTTTCCTTTCTACCATCGCCTTATAACTTTTCCTTGAGTTGGCTACGAAGCAATAGCAGGTCAACTTAGACTTTATATCTAAGTAATTATTCACCCAAAAGTACCCGAATCAGTCATCGCATCTCCGGCTTTAGTAAGTCCGTTTAGCTATCGACTACCTTTGGCTATTTTAATCTGTTGTTTTCGCAGTGACTTTTCTTCAGACAGCTACCATCGCCTTTTCCTTTGAGAGGAACGAAGTTTCTAGCAGTTTTAAATAGGACTCATTTACGACGCGGCCTCTCCCGAACACACGCTGGAATTTCTTCCAATTTCCTATTGTCTTTTGACGGGCTTGTTGATCTATTACGATTTTTAAAATAAGGAGTCTATCCTTAAGTGAGCGTGGTTTCGCTCGGCTACCTCTGCACAACAGACTGACCTTATCTTTGACGCGTTATTTTGAAAGTCAAATTATTTTTTCAAAGATTCTGGGGAAGCCTTCGAAGCTATGTAAATTAAATTTTTTAAATCTTTTTCTGTGATGTTCATTGAGTCGCATTTTTCGCTTTCGCTTCCTAGAGCCTGGCACATTTCGTTTATGATCGAAGAAATCCCTGCCGCCAATAGCCCGCTGATTTCTAAAGTTTGAGAAAAAGACTCCAAAGGTTTTACCAAAACCCAATAATCTTCCCCGTTCAAAGAACAAGAGCGAAGGACGTTAGCTTTCTCCATTTCTTTCAAGGCGCAAATAAGCGCGGCATTCTCCGCGTTCTCATCGTCAGACACGAGAAAAATTTCTCTTCTATTTTTATTTACATTAAAACAAGCCTTTTTGTTAAAGTATTCATTAAGAAGCTGATAACATTCGATAACGTTCATGCATTATATATCGCTGAGTAAGAAAAAAAATCAAATTTATATTTACTTTTTTCGGAATTCATCCATAATAACTTCGTGGACATAAAAACAAAGCTACTGAGCAAAGAGGCCAGAGTTCCCAAGCAAGCAACTTCATTCTCTGCTGGTTATGATTTATTTGCCGCAGAGAGCGCTGTTGTACCTAGCCTTGGCAGAAAATTAATAAAGACAAATGTTAGCATGGCAATTCCTATGAATTATTACGGAAGAATTGCTCCAAGGTCAGGTTTAGCTTATAAAAATGGAATTGACGTTTTAGCTGGAGTTATCGACTCCGATTACAGAGGAGACATTGGCGTTATTCTTTACAACACTGACAACAACGAAAATTTCTCAGTGAATATTGGCGATAGAATTGCTCAAATAATTATTGAGCCTTGCTCTAATGTTGATTTTATTATTTGTGAAAATCTTGCGTCAACCGGTAGAGGAGAGTCAGGATATGGGCATTCAGGATAATTTTATACAGGCTGCTTCTTGCTCGGCGCTGTCTTTTTTATTGTATAAAACAGAATTTATTGCTGAATACGGCAAGATTTTTAAAATTATACCTTTTAAGCAATTTGTAGCGTACAAATGTTTTAAGATCCAGAATAATAAAAAAACAAACTTCTTTGATTTCTTAAATTTCAATAATAATAATTTTTTGACTAGGCTTTTGAGCTGCCCTTATTGCTTAGGTTTTTGGACATGCTTAATTTTTTCAAAAATACAATTTGTTTTTTTTGTTTATTTCATGTATATAGTATTATATAAGATGTTAGATTTAATTTTTGACTATGGAACTACAACTGGAAATTAAAGGATTTATAGAATTCTGCAAAAATATCGCATCTAACCCAATAGAAGTATCGAAATCAAAAGAGTTAGTAGACTGTTTGTCTTTTTGTATAGATGCGCTAACTAATTGCAATTGCTCCAACAAAAAAGAATCAACGCATTACGAGCAAAAATATTTAGAAATATCAGAATCTTTTTCAGAAGATGCTTTAAAATCTCTTAGCGTTATACTAGACCCAAATTCAACTTACTCGAATATTTACATCTCGTTTCCTCACGTTGATAAAAAAATAAAAATTAAATGAAAGAAACAAAACTTGAAATAAACTCAAGACTTGTAGGAAAAACTGTTCGCGTATTGGATCCAGAAGGAGAATGGGTCGGCGAAGTAACCGCAATTAAAGATCAAGACACTTTTTTGGTTTTCAATGGCAGCTCATTGGTCGCTGTTGATATTTTTGATATCAGATCTTTGAATTGAGTGTAATCCATTTTATATGCCTCTAGTCAATCCTAAAAAAGCAGAAAAAGAAAAAGAATTTATAAGCAGATGCGCCGGAGACTCTTCCATGGTAAAGGAGTTTCCAAACACCAAGCAAAGACTCGCTGTCTGCTATAGCCAGTTACAGAAGAGGTCTAAAGCTTCTGAATTTATTGATTGGGATGATTATTCCGAGGAAGATTTTATTATTTTTTGAAATAAAAAAGGCGCGGTTTTTGGCCGCGCCGTGTTGTTTACTTGCCCTTCTTCGAGGAGCCAGAGCTGCCTGAACTTCCCGGAGGCGAAGGCTTGCCTACATTGCCTGTCTTCTTAATTGCTCTCTTTGCAGATGCAGGCGCAGTTGCTGTTGGTGCTGTAGACTTGGTCTTACTAGTTGATGTCGTGGTCTTAGCTGTCTTATTCATCATTTTTATTCTAGAGACAGTCTCAAAAAAATCTATAAAAAATTTGACTTAATAAAAAAAACTTCATCATTGATACATCATGGGTATAGAAGATAAGATTATTTGTTTATGCCTCAACAAAAGATGGCAACCTATAGGCGTAAAATCTGTAAGAGATGCTTTCAGTGAATTGGTACATCCAAATTGCGTAGCTTTAAATATTATTTATAAAAAAAATGAATATGGATTTTTAAATTTTTCTGAGATAGAAGACATACAAGCAGTTAAATGGGAAGAGTGGATTAAGCTTCCAGTTAGAGAATGCGACTTGGAAATAAGGACAAGTAAAATGTCGATAAGAGTTCCAACTATCATTGCTTCTTCTAAATATTCAGAAATACCTACTAAAAGATTTAGGCCAACTAAACGCAATATATGGCTTAGAGACGATGGCATTTGTCAATATAGCGGCAAGAAATTAAAACCAGAAGAAGCCAACATAGATCATCCTTTTCCGAAGTCCAGAGGTGGGCCAAATACTTGGGAAAATATGGTGCTGTGTCATAAAGACATAAACTCTAAAAAAGGAAGCAAAACCCCCGAAGAAGCTGGGCTAAAGCTTATCAGAAAACCAAAGCCAATGCCTCCTAAATTAATTAGCGACTCAATTGAATTTAAAAATCATATAGATTGGAACGTTTTTATAAAATGAATAAAATTATAGGAATATCAGGACTAGCAGGAGATGGCAAAGACTCTTTATGCAATATGCTTAGGGAGTTATTCGAAAACAAAGGCTTCGAGTTCGAGCGCATGGCTTTGGCAGATGAATTAAAGGAAGAGTGTCGCGAAGCTTTGTTGTCTATGTATGATATAAATCCAGTCGTATGCTCAAGAGCAGAGAAGGCTATAATTAGAGACTTCTTGGTTTTTTATGCTAAGGTAAAGCGCGAAGAGTCTAAAGGCACCCATTGGGTCAATAAGCTCGATAAAAAAATAAAAGCTTTACCCAAAATTAAAACTGATAGAATAATTTGCATTCCAGATGTCCGCCATGCTGAATACGAGAAGGACGAAGTCCCTTGGATTAAAAAGAACAAAGGAATATTAATTCATGTCAAGAAGTATCGGATAGAAGAATTTTTTACTCACGCAAAGTTTTATTCTATTCCAGTTAATAGCGAAGAAGCTTGCCACACTCCTAAACTAGAAGAGCTTGCAGACTTTGTTATTGAATGGCAAGACACCTCCCCTGTTGCTCCTGAGAATAGTCATTTTTCTAAAGCTTCGGTTAAAGAGTTATTTCGTCTCATTATTGAGACAATCGGTGAGACAAAAAAACCCAGTAATTCTCAAAAACTGCAAAAAAGCATAGAAAACTTAAAGAAAATATAGTGGCACGAACTCTGCTTTAGTGAGACGCTTATGTATTACACACTTAAATCATCAACTCAATTGGCCAAAGAATTAAACAGTTATTTAACATTAGATATGTGGAAAGAAACTGAAGAAGCTTTCAAATTAGAACTTGATGTTCCGGGTTTTTCAAAAAATGAAATTACCGTGACTTCAAAGGGCAACATTGTTTGCGTTACTGCTGCTCCTAAGCAAGGAAACAAGAGAACCCCATTTTCAGCAGAGTATAAGCTTCCAAATTCTGCTATCGTTTCTGAATCCGCCGCTCTTCTTGAAAACGGCGTTCTAAATGTTACTGTCCCTAAAAAAGAACAAGGAAAAGTCAACGTAATTCCTATAAAATAATTTGACTTTCTTTATTTGTCTAGAAAATTATAGTCGTTATGAATAAGTACACAATTACTGTCACAGAGTCGGCATCCGGAGACCTCAAGGTGACCGAGGTGCAGAAGCTTGTAAAGATCAATCAACACAGAACTGATTCTAGGCGCATGCCTCTTAATGCTTTTGCATTTGCCGCATCATCAAACGCCCGGAGCCTCACCAAACGAGCCGTTCGCCGCAGCCGATAAACAAAGACACAGGGGAGCGAAAGCTCCCCTTTTTTTATGAATTATTTTGAAATTATGATGGAGACTTCCGATTTTTACAAAAAGGAAGCTGATAGGTTAATTAAAAAATTAAAAAAAACTAAATCCAAAAAAGAAGCTCTTTTAATTATTGAAGAAATACGAAGCGTAAAGAAAAAGATTATTTTTGAAATCAATGAAATACAAAAAATGATTGATGAAAATCAAAATATTTAATAAGAACTGCGTTCGTAATTTCTTGCAGACCTTGTAAAACCAAAATTGTTTGAGAATACCCCAACAAATATATCGTCTCCTACGACTTGACCGGGAACAAACTTTTTGCCTCTGTAAGCACTGATCAACATATTCAGGGATTCTTCTTCTTGCTTCTTTTCCGCTGTTACTGTTTTTATAAGTTGGTTTTTGTCTATTTTTCTGACGCTTGTGTCGTTATGGTTTACTTCTATAACGTCATCTGAATCTATAGAAGTTAATTTAGATCTAATAATTACAGCATACCTATGCACAATGTACATCTTTTTTAAGATGGCGACGGCGTTGATATCTATTTGGACAGCATTATCGTCCGCGTCTACTATCTCATAATCAGTCTCCTGAACTATAAAATTAGAAAAAAGATAACTATTTAGAGCCCCGACATTAGATCTAATCCAAAAAGATATAGCCGCGACACTTAAATCGCTTGGGCTATTTAAATCAAAATAAATTTCTTGAGCTATATCAACAACCTTCATATTAGTTAATTACACAAGAATAAGAGTTCTAACTTTATTTTTCTATTGGCGGAAATGGTGGTATAGTTATATTTGGAGCAGACGTAGGAATCGCAGGCCAAGCTAATTGACTATAATCAGAAATATCAAACATTGCTCTCAACTGTTGCCTGAAATTAGAAAAATCGATTCTAGCTTGTTCGGAAATAGGAGCGTCGGCTAACTGAGTGAAGTCTGTGAGTTTCAAACAAGAGTCTCTTACTGGGGTGTATCTATTTTTAAGAAGTTGTTTTTTTTCCTCTTGTTCTTGAGGTGTTAAATCTACTTCGATATAGACAACATTTACTGTTTCTGATTCAGGGTTTACATTATTTTCAGATACAATTTTTTTACTAAAAACGCCTATTGGCTTAACTCCAATAACAGCCTGCCAAAAACTTAACGTGGGCCTGTCTAGCCAATCTAGATTTTTTAGTAATTGAGGCGCGTCTTTTTCAAGATTATTAAAATTACTAACATTAAGGAAAGTAATAGGCAAATAATCTGGTCCATTTAGAATCGTGATAGATCCGTCTGAATTTTTTTGAATTAAAAAGTAAAGATTCGTGTTCATATTAAACTGTTATTCCGTATCTGTATTTGATTTGATCTTTTATTGCTAAAGCATTCGCGCCAGATAAAAATGTGCTACTATAAATTGCATCTCCGAAATAGCATCTAGGCATATAGTTATCAAATCCATAGTCTCCATATCTACCAAGAGCAATTTTACCTGATGTGTTTAACGCAACACCGCCAATGCTAACGTTACTATTCGAATTACCAGCACTATCAAATAAATAAAAATATCCAGTGTTTGTCGCAAAGCTATTCCCAACTACTGCAATGTAACGTCTCCCAGCTACTGGAGCACCTCCTAAAGTATAACCTGTGCCATTCCGGGAATAACGATAAGGGTTAGCAGGATTATAATCAACCTGCCCAATCCACCAGTCGTGAGTACTATTAGCATAAGCACCCGCTATGATATCTGCGCCGTATGTTAAATTAGACGCTACATATTCCCATGCTACTATAAATGTATATTCATTGGTAGTGCCAACATTTAAATAAATAGTTTGACCGCTACCTGGTGTTGGGTTATAACCTGTAGTGTTATTTAAATAAACCATGCCACCATATTTCCATGGGTAATATTCATTTGATACAGAATACGCTGTCCCAACTACACCATTACCAGATACATCTAAAAAGTTGCTGGTAGATTTCTTTGGGTTATAACTTCTACCTTGGCTTAAATTAAATCTGTTAACCGTAGCTGCGGCGGAAGGGTTGTATGGGAAGGCGCTTCCGTTTAAATTTGATGCAATACTTGTAAGCATAGATTATAGAGTTGTACTTATTAAGCCTTGCGCAACAACCGTTCCAATCCAACTTGGAGTGCCTGCGCCACCTTGATAAGATGTTAACATATATACGTCAGCGTAAGTGTTTGCGCCTGTTACTGTTGGAGTTGTATTGTTTGCCCATAAAACGTTAGTCCATGTAATAGTATGAGTACCAGAATATTTAAATACTAAAATTAATGTATTAACTTTCGGAGTATTACCTCTATTGTTATATGTTATACTCGATGTTACAGTTCCTGCCGCAACTGATATCACATGCAAGTTCGCAGCTTGAACGTCGATTGTAAGAGTAGCGGTCCCGCTAATAGATTGTGATGCGCTATCTTGTACTACTGCGCCATTAACGTAGAAATTATTGCCATCAAATTGCAAGTTAGGTTCACCATTTATTGTAGCTGAGCCAGTAGCAGTTAAAACATTATTATCAGTATTATTTGTTATAGCCGCTGAGCCCGTGCCACCTGTGCCTCCAGTTCCACCAGTACCGCCAGTGCCTCCAGTACCGCCCGACGAACCCGTAGAGCCTCTGCTTCCCATAGACCCTGTGCTTCCAATTCCGCCAGTCCCTCCAGTACCGCCTGTAGCTCCAGTTCCACCAGTACCGCCAGTGCCTCCTGTAGCTCCAGTACCTCCTGTAGCGCCAGTACTTCCAATTGACCCTGTGCTTCCAATTCCGCCAGTACCTCCAGTGCCTCCTGTAGCTCCAGTACCTCCTGTAGCGCCAGTACCTCCTGTAGCGCCAGTGCCTCCTGTAGCGCCAGTACCTCCTGTAGCGCCAGTACCCCCAGTGCCGCCTGTGGAACCTCTGCTTCCCATAGACCCTGTGCTTCCAATTCCGCCAGTCCCTCCAGTACCGCCTGTAGCTCCAGTTCCACCAGTACCGCCAG